TGATAAACAAATCTAGATCATTAGATATTGCTTCTGCCGCACTAATAAACAAATCAATGTCATTAGTGTGCGTAGCCTTACCGTGAATAAACAAATCACAATCGTTAGAGTTGGAATCCTTACCGTAGATAAATAAATCTATAGAATTGGAAAAAGAAACGGACCCTTCTATAAATAGATCAATATCATCTGTGAACGTGTCCCTACCGTGTATGAACAAATCTATACCAGAAGCGACAACATTTATAGAACTTATAAATAATGTAATATCATTCGTTATATAACCTATCCCCGAAACGAATAGGTCTATATCGTTATTGAAACTCTGATGACCATTTATAAACAGATCGCAATCATTGTTATGAGTAGCATGACCATTCTCGTACAAATCTATATCATTAGATTCACTACCCTTACCATTTATGAATAGGTCGCAATCGTTAGAAGCGGAATCCCGACCCTTGATAAACAAGTCACAATCATTACTTTCTGTGTCATGCCCATTAATAAATAAGTCTAGAGAATTGTTTTCCGAATCTTGTCCGTAGATAAACAAATCAATATCTGTGGTTATTGTGTCATGACCTATTATTACAAGGTCTAAATCTTGTGAATTAGAATCGTTACCATATATAAATAGGTCTAGGTCATTATTGAATGAAGCGTGGCCGTGAATGAATAGGTCTAAGTCGTTAGTATTTGAGTCATGACCGTCTATGAATAAATCAATAGTATTATCAAATGTTTCATGACCCCAAACAAATAAGTCTATATCATTAGTTATGGATTGATGACCATGAATAAATAAATCTATATTATCGTTAAATGCTACAACATTTGCAAGTCCAGAGACGAATAAATCAATGTCGTTGTTAAATTCTATATGACCGTTTATAAATAGGTCTAGATCATTCGTTATAGATTGATGACCCCATATGAATATATCACAATCGTTAGACTCCGAACCAAGTCCTATAATAGATAATGGGAGATAAATCCTTTGATACAAAGACATTGGTATATCATAAGCGAATGCAGGTAAATCTTGTATAGTCTGTATATCTTGTCCGGATAAATCTGATCTATATATATTTCCGTCCCTGATGCTGCCCCAAAATAGATATTTATTTATAGAGTCAACCGCTATCTCGTATGTATTTCTATATCCGCTAGGTATTATTATGCCAGATGAACTACCATCTAAATTAGACCTATAAATAACTGGCTGAGGATTGGATGCTGTTTCAACTGCCCAATAAAGCTTTCTTCTTTGACGATCTATATCTATAGCATAAACTCTAGAAGTATCAGGGAATATCGGAGTGATATTCTCAGCATTAGAACCGTCAGAATTAGCCCTTCTTATTCTGTATTCTGATGTGTCATTATTTACTACCGTCCAATATATCTTGTCGTCTTGTCTATCATATACAATTTCTTCCGGCTTGTCTGTTGGGTCGTTGTATATGGTAGTTATATTGTTTCCAAGCAGATCGGAAGTTTGTATTATACCTCCACTAGCTGGTGTGTAATATATTGTATTCGTTATTACACTAACATCGAAATTAAATATATTGCTAATATCCGGTGACTGTACCAGTATTACAAAATTAGAGCCATCTATATCTATTCTTTTTAACGCCGCATCTGTATCTATTCCGGGTTCTGCCCAATACAGATGATCCCTAGATGCGTCCGCGTATAATGAAGCGGGTTGAATTACAAATAATGAACTAGCGGGAACAATAGTTTCTGTATTTGATCCGTCTATATCGCATCTAGATATAGATTCGTCGCCCAATTCGTCAAAGAAATATAGTTTTGTAATGTTAGCTATGAAATATTCATGACCAGCAATAAATAGGTCGCAATTTTCATTAACAGAAGGGGCAGCACCAGAAATAAATAGGTCTATACCAAAGTCGTGTTGATCTATGTGGGCATCACTAGAAAAACCTATACCGCTAGTATTTGGAAGTACAAATAGATTAGTACCATTTAAGTTTGATCTATGAATTCCTTGCTCTGATCCAATTCCGCCATTCCAATAAAACTTGTTTTCTACAAAGTCTATCGTTGTTGTGAATGGGGCAGTTACTTCATCCGTACCAGAGAATATAGTTCTTACATCATTTCCAGACAAGTCGGAATTTTTTATGGTGCTAGAGACAACACCTTCGCCCCACCACACCCTTCTATTTTCATGATCGACAGCGACACCCTGAACAACTGTCAATCCGGATGCTAAGGTTTGTATATTAGAACCGTCATAATTAGCTCTGCGTAACAATCCTCCATTTCTATCAGTCCAGTAAATATTGGAATCAATAGGATCATAATCTATATGACGGGGTTGTGCGCCAGTACCAGAATATACAATTGTTCTTCCGGTACCATCTAAATTAGCTCTTTCTATCAATCCCGATGTAGAGTCAGTCCAAAACATAGTTCCGCTTTCGCGGGCTATTGTTAAACCAACACCACCAGATGCTCCAATAACAGAAAGTACAACGCCGCTATTAGAGCCATCTAAATCCGATCTGTATATCTTAGAAGCAGAAGCAGAATCTATCCAAAATAATGTTTCAGAAGCATAATCTATATCTATTCCGCGCGGAGTGGTTAAACCACCAGAAACTATTACTTCAACATTTGATCCGTCAAGATTGCATCGCTTAACAACATCTTGGGTTTCGTTCGTAAAATAAATCTTATCATTTCTTGCTATTAATGGTTCATGGCCGTGAATGAACAAGTCGCAATCGTTATTAAAAGATTCGTGGCCACTAATAAATAAATCTAACGATCCAGACGAAATAGGATTACCTATGGCTAGATAAATCCATTGTCTGCTAGCCAAATTTAAAGTAACAGTATTTATAAATCCGTCATTAAATAGGGAGTGCAGACTGGCCGTTACACCTTGAGACAAATTTTCATCAGATCGTCTTAAGAATGCTGTATTACTAAACTGTCTACTATCTTCATTGCTTGTTGTGACGTTATCTTGTGATCTTATATTATGATTTTCTTGGAAGGAAGTCGGTGTTATCATTCCGCTTCCAAAGAACGACAAGCCTACAACACCAGCAGTAACATCGCTAACGGGAGCATCGTAGTCAAGAAGCGTTGATTGAATCTGATTAACAAATTGTGGTCCAAATCCTACACCGCTTATAGTTTGAATACCAGTCACGGTGACTAGCGTAGACATGAAATCTACTTTATGCTTCACATTCCCATTGTATTTAAGTGCTAAATACGCAACAGGAATACCAAGATCGCTAACCCTAGTTGTAGCCGTGAATCCCGATACATTGAAATCACTTAATTCAACAGCCCCAAAGTCCCCACCAGCACCCCAAGCAAAATAACTTCTAGATATAACGCATTTTACATTTGTGTCAGCGAGATTGTCTTCATTATAATAATTAATTGAACCTTGTGTTATAACACCATCGTTATTATCACAGACTCCATATGTGAATATAGCATTTGAAGCTAAAGTAAAATCGAATGCCCTACTTTGGCTAATACCTATAATTTGATCCGGTTCGAAGCCTATGTCATCGACAACGACGCTAGACCCGGAAGAGTCTGGGGTTGTGAATGAGCCTACTTTAGTAAATAATTCTTCTGATCCTCCGGCGAATAATGTTACCAATAAAATGTAATTCGATGCCGGGGCGGTGATCCAATCTATAGTGATACCATCTTCTACGAATTCTACGAATGAGGCTCTCGCATCTTCTGTTCCATCTTGATTTAGTATCCAACACATCAATGCGTTAGAGCCAAATCTATGAGTATTACTTGTCCCTACAGAATCTTGGCAGTTGGTAGCAATAGCATATGAATCTGTACCATCTGTGAAACCAACATTTAAAGCGGCACCAACAGTTATATTCGATCCGCTAGGGCATCTATTAACCGTTATCATTGCCGCTCTAGGCTGACCTATTCCCGGAATGGTTATAGTCTGTTGAGAGGCGCTTGTTCCAGAAAATGCTTTAACAGTTGCAACCTTGAGCGTTTTATTTGTAAAGTCTTCGCCTTTTATAAATAATTGAAGGTCTGTTCCTGCATTAAATGTATCAAAAGAAGTTGCTTCTAGAAATAAAGAGCCAGTACCATCTTCTAGAAGGTATCCATCTACTAGGCTAGTTTCTAAAAGATATTTACCTTGCATTAAGCAACCTTAGTTAAGATTAAACTAGAACCTGCCATTATTGTTATATTCGATCCATTAACTTCGCAACCATGATTTATAGATAAAGTTCCACCAGCGGTAATATTTAAGAATCCAGAAATTCTAAATAATATATCAGCACCTGTAGAATCAACATCTGTTTCTGGACCAAGTGTTACGTTAATAGTTCTTGCTGCTTGGAATGCCCAAACCTGACCAGTTGTAGCGTTAACTTCTTGGTCTATCAAACCTGTGGCTGCAAGAACGCCCTGACTAGGAAAGAAAAAGTTATAACAGAAAAATGGTGTAGTACCAACTCTAGATAATGAAAATTTAATACTTTGAGTTGTGGCAGCGAATTGCGCGAGAATATAGTATTCAAAAACGTACATTCCCGCATCAAGAGTAGCTTGTAATCCAGAGATAGAAACCATCGCCGTAGTAGAATGTGTATTGGCATTTGTTGGAAGAGATAATACCTGAACTGGTCCACCCGATTGAACAAATGCGGTAGTAGCTATTTGTGTAGTATTAGTATTGTTAGCTGCGGTTGGGCTAGTGGGTGTTCCCGTAAAAGCTGGTGAAGCACCCCTGAAAGTAGCTATCTGATTCAAAGTACATTTCTTTGAAGAGAAGCCCTGATTAATCATTAACTCATCCGTTCCAGATGCAGCAGGAACGGCGGGTAATGCGCTTATCTTAACATCAGCCATAAATCTATCCTGTTTTAGTTAGTATTAAACAAGTTCCAGATTTTATAGTAATAAGATTTCCTGCCACTTCCGATCCTTGGTATAACTCTAGAGTCCCGGACACAGTAACAATCATAAGACCAGTTATACGGAACATAATATCCGCTCCCGTAGTATCCACCCCCGTTTCTGGCCCCAATAATGTATTCTTAACTCTAGTAGATTGATGCGCCCAAACTTGACCTGTAGTTGAGTTAACTTCTTGGTCTATAGCACCAGTAGCCGCAGAGACCCCGGCGCTGGGAAAGAAAAAGCTATAACAAAAACTAGTAGTTGTTCCAGTGTGATTAACAGCGAATTTAGGACTGTTCCCCGCATCAGCAAAATGAGCGCGAACATAATATTCAAACACATACGTTCCCGATGGAACAGTAACATCCATTCCGGACACCCTAACAGCAGTAGTTAAGCCATTAGCTGTAGCATCAGAAGCAAGTGCTTTTATTTTAACTGGTCCACCAGTTTGGACAAAGGCTGTAGTAGCTATTTGTGTAGTATTGGTATCCGCAGCAGCAGTTGGTGCAGTTGGAGTCCCGGTAAGTGCTGGTGAGGCGTTTAGAAAAGTAGCCATTTGCGTCATGGTTTCTTTTTTAGAAACCGATCCTTGGTTTACCGCGTGTTCGTCTGTTCCGGACACAGCAACAACCGAAGTCAATCCACTAATTTTACTATCTGCCATATAATCCTCTACTTATCTATGATTTCCCAAAAAGTAATACAATATCTATCTTCTCTCAAGCCCACAGGAATTGGCCCTCTTAATAATCTAACTCTCTGAACAAACATATTAGATATGTCGTAATCAACAACGGCTGTTCTAGCCCTTACAAGATCATCCCCATCTGTTAAGAATGTTTTTAGTCTAACTATATTTGCGTATCGAGAAACAGATATGTCATAATTTCTCAATTCTTTTGGAGACCATTTAATTAGACACTTGATACACTTAGTTGTAGCAGTTTCTAAAAATCCAAGACCTTTGCAGTATGGACATTTAGACCCTCTGGTGAAAGGAATCGGCCCGCCAACTTTATAAACCCCATTAGACCTATTTCTGATAACGTCAAATTCGCAATTAGTACAAGGCTGTCTTATTGGATCAAATTCTAATAAAACATTCTTGCCTAATTGATTTATCAAGGAATCTATTCTTCCCTGATAAATTTCTATTAATTCTTGACTTATCTGTATTGCGGCTGTAGGGTCTAATGCGGGACAAGAAATGGGCTGTGGGGTTTGAATCCCTGTGATGAAGAAACCTTTACTATCATTAATTGTTGCCACATTTAATACCTTCTATTGTTTCTACAATTACTTAGGCTAGAATAGAACTCATCATAAAACCACGAAACAGTGTTTATCGGAGTATCGTTTGGTCCGCGATATGGACTTAGTACGGCACCACCGGCTAATGCGGAGCTATTAGTTTGTAGTTGATATTTGAGTTTTTCGTATGCGGCACATGGACCATACTGTAATATATCTCTATAGCCTCTAAATCCAACGCTAGTATCAATAGCACTATCACCATCCCGAACCTTTATACCCTGTCCCAAAGCTTGCTGGAATTGGGCCTGATTTAGCAAACATGCTGCCTTTAATGGCAATACAGCTTGAGCAACAACGTCACCAATAACAACGGGGTCCGGAGTTATTGTAACATCGGATATATCAAATACGTAGTCATAGCTAAAATCTATTTCGGTATCAGCTATAATACCAGCGGTAATCAAAACACTTTCTAAGTAAGCGTCAGTATTCTTTTGTGGAGCATTCAAATCTCCTATTAGAACACGCAGCATTAAAACCAAATCAATATCCCAAGTCATAGTATCTCCTAAATTCTAAGAATGTAACTGTCGGGATTATTCAAAGATGGCATAAATCCATCATCGCCTTCAATGCTCTTAAGTAGAAAATCGCCTTCTACGCTATTAGCAAGATCGTCAGTCATTCTCCAATGATACTGAACTCTACTTGCTGTAAGTGCGCCAACATGACTTGTAGACCAACTATATTTTCCAGTAGAATCAACTTCTTCGCATCCGCTAGAAGCTATGGTTTGGGCTACTCCACTTACCCATAATTCTATGTTCACCGTTCTTCCGGTATCAAAATCGCCAATTACGGAAATTGGACTTTCTAGAGAATAATCATATTCTATTAGCATAAGTTCTCCTTAAAATGAAATCCAAGATGACAAACTCATATCAAATCCAGCCCCTATTTGCGCTCCACCAGTAACGGGAGTATAATCAAGGGCGTCTTCGTCAACGAAAAGAGGAACACCAGTAACTGATCCGCTAACGTCTGAGAAATTAACCCTTGCGGTTGAGCAGTTATAAACCAAGTTATTATATGAATTATTGAATAAACCATTGTCGCTTTGACCAACTATTCCGCTAATACAATTTATAACAATGTTATTAGTTAAAATAGCTTGTCTTACTTGAGCATCATCCGAAATACGTACTCCGGTTTGCGTTATACCGGAACCATCAACCAAACAATTGAACAGCATTAGACTCTTGTGATTTAGATCATCATTCTGATGAAATCCAGCTATCAAATTAGCCTTTGATAGACAGTTAAAGTAATGATTACCACCACCACCATAAAATCCAACACCACTATTTAATACCGATATACAATTCGCAAAGTACGACATTTCTGTGGCTTCAAATCCATGACCAGTATTATCATGAGCATAACAATCTATTACAGTAGAATTGTTTGGCACTCCGAAAGCTAATGTGCCTCCACAATGATCTACTTCACAATGTACAAATCTTGTTGAAAAGCTAGCAAACGCATATCTAAATCCTTGTCCCGTAAATCTAGTTATTCTAATATTTTCAAAACTCCAATAATTACTATTATTAACTAGGCTTATACAATTCGATTTTGTATTATTGGAATCAAATATAGCCATCCCATTGTCTCCGGGAGTGACAGAATATCCTATCAATCTTGGAAAAGCATTCGCTGGATCACCATTAGCCATAATTGATCCATTAGCAGCAGCACCAACCATGTCTATAGATTCGTTGAATATACCTTTACAGTATAACGTATCACCAGCAGACGCGGAAAAGACAAGCTTGGCCGCAGTAGCAAATGCCCCACCTATAGCCCATGTTACACCGGACGTAGTTGTGTTTGGGGTAGGCGTGACAGTAACAGTGTCTAGACCGTCGTTCACTCCTGTTATCTCGAATATGTCACTGCCATTCTTACCATCTGTTCTCGCGTTTAGTCTTATTGTGTCACCAGCAACAACAGTAGAAAGGTCTGGCGTGTTTGCTGATAGTGTTACGGTAGTGCTACCGCTAGCTGTAACAGCACCAGCCCCGCTAGCTTTTGGAGTAGAAGAAGCGGTAGAACCACTATTACTATTACTTCCAACACCACTTACAGCATACATTGTAACAGACATTATAATCTCCTAATATGGCTATCATCTCTTGGGATTTTGCCACTAACTTTCTTATGATTCTTTACAATAAATGTTCCAATGAATTCTTCTAGGGTATCCCCTGTCATCCTGTATACATACTGATTTATTACGCCATTTAATCCAGTCAAATTAGAAGTTGACCAACCCCATCTACCAGTATCGCCTATAGGATAGCACTCATCATCAGTAACAGAAACCGGAGCATTAACACCACTAATCACATCCCAAACTTCTATCGTCACGCCCGTAGGATTAACGTCGAATCTTCCTATTACTTGGGGAGAATAATCCGTACTAACGAATAAAGAATCTAAACTAAGTCCAAACCCATCATCAACTTCGTCGGGAGAACCACTTCCACCACCGCCCGCCCCATCCCATTGAAACGGACCAATATCCATCGTGTCTAATTGGAATGGACCAATATTCATCATGGAATTAACCCTTAATTAGACTTATCTTACTGATAAACTCTTTATTTAAAAAGAAAGTATTAAATTCTTTATCGGTATATTTAATGGATTTGGCCACAGACCTACAACGTGGATCAAAACCTAGTGATTTAAATCTTTTAGATACAGTGCTTGGGTCTATATCTAGCAATTGACCAATTTGAGAAAAAGATAATGCCATATTGTATAACTTTATTAGAACATTATCTGATACAATCTTATTAGCTTCCGATTTATTTCTTAACTTTACTTTATTATTAAGTAATATTTTATATACAGAACTTTCACTTCTACCATCAATCAATGAAATATCTCGTATAGTTTTTCCACCATTATACAAGTCTATTATCTCTCTATCTTGCATCTAGAATACCATTCAATAATCCAATATTTTATACACAAATAAAAAAGAAAAGGGGCTGTTCAAGCCCCTTTTCCCTTGAGTTATTGAATTAATTCGTTATAGTGAGCCGAGAATTACTCTCCGGTCATCAAGAACACCGAAACCGTGATTTTGGTGTCCGAATACACCTTGCTTTAGGCGACGGTGTAGATGTGGATCGTCTTCGACTACTAGCGCTTGACGAACAGGCATAACGAACGAGTCGTTAGAGCTAAGATCAAGACCTACGACGATTTCTTCATCGCTTGTACCCATGCTTACGCCGAGTGTATCGAAGAAGGTTTGGTATTCTTGACCAACACCTAGTTCGAATAGCGGATGGAGTCTTACGCCATAGATTTCTGCTAGCGGACCCTCTGTTTCTGAAGCTGTAAAGATTTCGCGTCTGGTGAAATCATCTACTTCGTCAGTGTCCCAATTTCTGATATCTTCTAGTGCTTCTAGACTGATGTATAGATCAGTTAGACGCCCACGATTTGGGGTCGCACTATTTCCACCAGAAAGCCGAGCCATACTGGTTTTCATCAAGCTTACCAATCTCTTGGTAAACTGTCCAACAGAAGCGGCGCTATCAAACACCATAGGCGCACCACCGTTGAAATCTGTTCTACCGGCACCAGCAGAGATAATAGTGTGCCAACCATCTACGTTCATTTTCTGAACAAAGCCGTTATTGAACACTTCTAGCGCTCTGGCAACAACATTCCACCGTGCATCGCGGCTATATTGGATTGGCCAATCTATTGCGTTAGCGACGTTGAATGTCTGAATTGTGATGCTGTCGGAGTTAACTGTTCTCTGTGGAATAGCTCCCTCATTTGGCATCGTATAAGCTACATACTGACCATCTTGGTGTTGCTGATATAGGTCTAGCTGGTATTCGGCAGTTGCGCCGGGTTCTAGAACTTCTACAGAGAAGATTCCATTGACAATATTACCATCTAGAAGACCTTCACGAAGAGGTTCTTGTAGTGCAGCGGCCAGAGTTCGCATAGCGTTTTCAGCTATCACTCTATCTGGAGAACCAGTTAGCTTTAGAAGATCAATCATCTCCTTAGTAGGTTTCTGTAATTTGTTTGCCTTAGATTTCATCTATTTTCACCCCCTTATATTAAATATCTACATAAAGCTTAGCAAAACCATCGGCATCGACAGTGGTTTCCCATCTACCGATACGGGCTGAGCCTGTACCCGATGTTGCTGTAATCAATCCGCTTGCACCGACATATGCGTTGGTACCAACCACAGGTGTACCCGAAATCATGTCTGTTACTAACCATCCCTTACGAAGCAAGGTGCATTTCTCGCCGGGACGTATTTCACCACTTGCAAAATTCTTGAAATCTCTAGTGGTACTCATTGGAGGATTAACATCTTGCAACAGAATACCCTTTGGAATAGCACCGGAAGCAGTTGCTGAATAACGAACTACGTTAGTTACGTCATCTAGGGCAACGCCGGAACCTTGGGTTTCTACACAAGCGATACCGCCCTTTTCCTGTGTCAGTTGAGCCGCGTCTTCTGACCAAAATTGGCTAATATCTGTTACTTCTGCGTAATCACGATCTGGTCTTAGAGCCATTACTTTTCACCCCCTTCTTTATTAACCTTAAGCAAGCACTTGGCAGTTGCTAAAGCAAGCTGTGCCGACTTATCTTCAATATTGTCATCCCCACCTTGGAATTCTGGTTCATCTCTTACAACTACATCTAGAGATGCTGTTGAAGCTTCAGTTTCTTGCTTGACGGGATTAACACTGGCGTATTTTAGTACGGTGTTAAATGTTTCGTCAGACATATCACCAACTTCTTTAACTTCGGCTTCAGTAAGAGTCTTGACTTTGGAAAGCTTTTCAATTCTTTCTTTTGCCTTGTTAGCTTTGTTGATAGCATCTACTTCTGCTTTTACTTTATTGTATTCAGCAGTTACTTCTTCAACTTTCTTAGTTAGTTCAGCCTTTTCAATTTCAGAAGCCTTGATGGTTTCTGTGGCTTTACCAAGCTGTGAAAGCAATTCCTGAATTTTTTGATCCACTTCCTTAACCTTTGTTTCGTAAATGTTACTTGCTGATTTAGCACCCTCTAGGTCTTTTGTAAGAGACTCGATTTTCTTATCTCTTTCAGCGACCGATGCTAAAGCATCTTCTAGCTGTTTAGCAACTTCTTTATCCATATTCATACCCCCTTCTGATAAGTTTGCAGCGACCTTTATTACCGATTCGGGATTGGCTGGATTTTTAACCAATCCTTGTCCACCGAAAACAATGTTCTTAAGAACCCTACCAACCTTATAACCCTTATATTCTCCTGTTCCACCATAAACTCTTAGATACTTGGTAAGAAAAGCGGTTTCTTCTTTTCTTTCTACTATAGCTATGGTTCCCGTACTCTTATCCTGAACGGCATAAGCTAGATCGTCGAACCAACATTCCATAGATACGAAAAGTTCGCCATTATTGGCTTTTTCTATTAATGCACTTACCTTTTCTTTTATCTTTGGTAATGACTTGTACAAAACACCGGCAACTTCTATATCGAATTGTTCCGGAACAACGTCCGTTTCTGTTAATACGATTTCTTTGCCAGTCTTATCTACAGCCTTACTTTCGATTATATGACCCAATATTTCAGCATCATCATGCTCATTATTAATTGGCTTATGTTTTGGGGTGTATCTAGCCTTCCAAAGTTCGGCTGGCGTAAACACATCGTCATTAAGATTCCATCCAGCACTAACTAGTATAGATACAATAAAAGCCAAATCTGGCTGATCTTGACCTATTAAATCCTTGACGGATTGCATATCTGAAGCTAAGGTTAATTCTTTTAGAAGAGTTTCAAAGCTAATATCTTTAGAAATGTTGAATTTGCACTCTACATGAGCGCAACTTTTTTCAATTAGTTCTGAAATACCATCATTTTTTTCGACAGGAAATATCTTCATGGAAAATTTATACACCAATTAAACTGAAATTAAATACCTTTCAGTGATTAATTATTTGGTGATATTAAGAAATTTGGCTATATCTTGAGACATTGCCTTAAATCTATCTATGACTCTGGATGCAAGTCCATTTTTTTCCATAGAATATTCGTGCATATCTTCTTGATCTGGCCTTGGTAGGATATATTGAACCACTTCTTCCATACCCTGATTATTCTTTTGTGTTATAGAATAACCAAAGCTAATATATTTATCACCATTATAATCAGTATATTTATTGAAATAAACAGAATCAACTGATACCGGAATTCCGTCCATAGTTAGGACGCATTCTCTAGTTTCGGTATTAAGTGCAATAATCGCCATAGACATTTTAAATCTCCTTTATTGCCCATGCAGAACAGGCTAATGATTTATACACACCAATAGACAAATCTTTATTATTTGCAAGTTTATATTCATTTATTAAAGAATCTAATATGGTATTAAACTTGTTTATCATACCAAAAGATGGATTATTAATCTTACTAGTAATGAAATTGATATCAATAACATCGCCATTTTTACAATTAGATAGAATAAGATGCTTTATAGTCTGCAACTCATCCTTTTGTTTCTTAGTCAATGATCTTATATTCTTTGCAGAGTTTTTAGACAAGAATATAGGGTCTATAACAGCATCTATCTCATCCATAATTTCTTCGGCATTAGCCTTTAGAACGGATAAGGTCTTCGGAGTCCTATTATCCCTAACTTCCGTGTCTCGCTGTCCCGGTGGTCTGCCAGACGGTGAATTCTGTTCGGTGCGTGGTAAATCACCAGACATGTTTTCTGTGTTGGCTTGCTTCGCAGCTTCTAGTTCTAGTTGTGAATCTTTCTGGAACTCCATTATAGATTTTGGTCTATAGTATGGGTTAGCTTTTTCTAGGATGCCAGCTTCTTTATTTCTTATACCTTCTTCGAATCTCATGTTTTCTAATTCTATAGCGAAGTCATTACCAAATACTTTGTAAACGCTTTCTACAGAGATTAGATTTCTATCTAGTAATTGAATCATAAGTTGCTTTTCAGCAGTTTCATCTCTTAGTGACATATTTTCGAAAGTTATGTTTGGAATCTTTTTGAAGCCCAATGCTTTAGCTATCATGGTCAATTCATTTTCTAGCCATTTTATGCATTTAGCTCTAACATATTCGAGTCTTTCAACTAGTGTTTTAAGCTGGATGAAACCAGTTTGAGCATTTCGTGTTCCAAGGTCTGTACCTCCAACAAGAGAATCTGGTATTCCAAGACCCTTTGTTATGTCGCTATTTACAGCCTTGTATTTTTCTGAACCAAGAATTTTGTCTGTGGGTGGATATGTAACTTCCATATCAATCATATCGTCCCAAACAATATCGAACATGCCACCGCCGACGTTGTTTTGAAGGATACCTAGTAATTTATTAACAGCAGCGGGAGTTGGGAGAATTTGTTTGTCGGAATTGCCTAGCTTCCACAATCTAACAGTATTTATAACACCATCCAAAGCAGCGGCATCCGCTTGCTTCATTTTGTCTTTAAGAAGAATATCTTCTATAATACCATAAAGGAATGGAGTTCCCCAATCTTCCCAATCATCTTTTTTGTAGTAATCTATATACATTCTGGAAGGGTCTAGAGCAACTATCTTACTTCCAGATTTAACAGCATCAATAACTTCTTTTGGCAGCTTTGAGATTAATTTCTTTTCAGCGTCAGTCTTCGGATTTCTTATAGATTCTTCTAGCTCTGGCAGAATTCTCATACCCAATTCAGAACTTCCAAAGAATTTCCCAACAGAACCGCCTATTTTTTCCACAATGACTGGCGATATGAAAGTATAACCCCAAGGAATTTCGTTCTTCACAATCTTGGTGGTTTCTTTGGTTATCTTTTCTGGTTTCTCTGGATTTTTGTTTTCGTCAACGTTTTCTGCTAGAAAATCGTAATAAGCCTTACTCATGTCTTTAACGACAGGCTTAGATACTGTAGCCATTTTCCGTCTGACTATAACATTCGCATCACGAAGCATTAATTTAATAAAATCATGTGCGCGACCCTGAAGGTTTACCCTCTTGGCCCACTCATTATAAAGTCTTTCTTGGCTTTTTACCGGGTGTCTTAAGTCTAAGCCCTCTGACGCGAAATCCGCCATAAGGTCTATAACGTTTCTTACAAATCCGTTTTTTCTATAAATCCCTTGGCATAGCTGAACTATATCATGGTGTTTAGTTGGGATTCTATCTTCTGGTCTGTGAAAATCTGTATCAAACCTGTTTTTTCCAGCCGCTAATCTGACATTAGCAGAAGAGGAATGACCGCCCCTAGAAGGTATAAAATTCTGGTCTGGCAGGCCATGCTTTTCTAAGTTGGCTTTAGTTGATTTTATATACAAGGGATCATTTTTATTCATAATTCAATCTCTATCCAATTGCAATCCAATTGATTATACACAAGTTAATCTCTTTTACCATTTTTAAGTGAATTTTTTGTTTTGCCGAATCCTTTGGACCAAGATTCATGATTCTTGAAACCAGCTACCCCCGGCCCGGTATATAAGGCATCATTTTTACTGACACCCCTTACTTTCCTGAAATTACCGGCAACGTCGTTATAATTTATCCCGCTATCCGGTGTGGTATCTAAACCATAAATGTATTTGTGAGCCAATAACAGGCTTGTGTACCTATCTTTCCTCAATTTACCCTTGGTGTACCTACCTTCGGTTATCGCCGAAGTAACGCTGGTTGGTGTGTCGAATCTTTCTTTTCCGGTTGTAGTTTCCATCCTTTGGATGGTACATAATTCGTTTTTCAATTCTTCTATATTATAAACGCACTCTTCAAATGTATCCGTTCTTATCTCTAAAGATTTTTCTGCTATCAAAGCAGCTTGCATAACAACTGTGTCGAAAGCGGGGAATAATAGTCTTTGAGTTTCTAAACTCTTGTGAAGAACGCTATTGGCATACGCATTGAATTCATTAGATTGTTGGACAAGACTTAGTATGTGTGGACCATCCGATTCACCATCAAACTCTTTTATGTCGTTAGGATCAACAACTTCGTAGATTGGAGATTCGCCCTTATCTGCATTAAGAGTCTTTCTGTTTCTCAACATTTCAGATATAGCATAACCACCACCTTGACTATCCATCTCTATTCTTACTGGATTAAACAAGCTAACTAAGCTTCTTATCTTTGAACAACAGAAAGAATAATAGTCATGCTCGTCGGTAGAGCCTTGCTTTTTACAAGCACTGAATTCTTCTTTGTTAGTTGACCAGCAATAAACAACCCTGTAATGATTTCTCCATTTTTCTAAAACAGTTATAGCCAGCCTGTCTCTTTCCGCACCGGGGTCTATACCTATTACATAAACACGACCAGTAACCCCCCTCATCATTGGGTTAAAACAAACTTCACCATCGGAAGTCATTATGAACGAATGCGGTTTGACGGTGCAGGATTCTATCAGAGACCTTGGAAAATACCCATCAGAATCTTTTATGAATATGGTATTGAATTCCATGTCGAAGATGTTTTTTGGCAGAGTAGCTTTTGCGTTAGCTAGCTGTCTCTTATCTAGTAATCCATCTGGTAAATAATCGCTTGGCAATCTTATTATAGCGTAATCTCTAGAATCAAAATCTTGTGGAACGTTATTCGCACCACCAAAGATTTCCGCTATTTTCTCCATGTCATTATTGGACGATATAATCGCTTTCCACATTTCGAATTTTTCGGCAAAATGATTGAATTGGTAATAGGCTGTTCCAGAGTAGATGATTTGGTTGCCCTTATTCTTTTGCTCTATCTTACTAATTTCTGTTTGAGATATACCAAGTTCCAACATCTTCTTTTCTTTTGCAATTCTCTTGGCATCTTCGATAGGACTTTTACTGGTAGCGGCGAACCCTCTCACAACAATGTCGAAAATGTCTTGAGGAATAGAAGCAAACTCGTCAGCTATAATACACGTTGCTCTAAACCCTCTAATCTTAGAACCATCACCCATAGGCAATGCCTGTATAATAGAGGGTCCAATCTTGAAGTAACACAAGTCAACATTCTGTCTTGGCCCGGCGTTTTTACCACCACCAACAATACTTCTTAGTACGGCGGATTTATTCCACAGACCATCTATATAATTGAAAACAATTCTAGCTTGTCTTAAGCCAGCACCAACTATAACTATTTTCGCACCGGGGTCCAACAGCGCCTTAAGAACAGCATACACGGCCAACATATATGACTTCGAACCACCACGACTAGCAACTAGTAATGGGAACGGGGTGTTCCAGAGAGTTTGTAGCGTAGCAATTTGCATAGGAAACAAATCTATACCTAGAACACACTTTGCTGTCCAGCCTAAATTATCTATATTCAACATCTTATCGACTATGTATTCGTCTATTCTTCTTTTAGACGATCTTAAGTCGGTAAATATATGTTTATTTACTTTTGGTATAGATTTCCTATATGGAAATAAATACGAATAATCTTGCTCGTCTTTACTTAAGTAATTCTGTATATCTATTGTGTTACTGTCCATCTATCTTTTTCCATCTTCAGTATATTTTGGAAAAGTAATTGGGCGTAGGCTTTGCCGCATGACCCAACAGGAATAATGTGTACGTTGTATTTGGCCGATATTCCGGCTAGCCAGCTTATCAGCGCTTTGCCCGGAACCGATCTAGTGAATTGGGAAGGAGACAAATCCATATGATCTTTTGTTAATGTAGACTCTATAAGAACATATCGGTATTTGATTTTTGTCATTCTCTCCATTTCTTGCTCGAACGTAGCTCTCTGACTATAATTGACCCACAATTCAGCGTAGTCATCTTTTCTTTCTATACATATTAAATCTTCATACCCGACAACGCTATAATCGCCAGTATCTAATTTTTGAACTATAGTACCATTGCAACGGGGAGGCTTCTTGGTATCTTGTTGCTTCTCGTAAATCCAACCAAACCCTTCCTTCTCTCTTGTGTCTCGCACTACAGTATAACTCGGCAGAATCATTCTAGGCATCTGGATTTTCCCCCTCATCTCCGAATGTTTCCCCATCCATAAGAAGAGGCTCCATAGTTCCATCGGATAATTGAACGCTTTTTCTAAAAGCTTTCTTAACATCTTCTGATGCTATTTTGGTTAGCACGGCATACTTACCTTGTTCATTTCTTTCTGTTTCAGAAGCTTGTAATGCAGCAACAAGGCTAAAGAAACTTTCTTTTCCACCCTTAAGTTCCTCTATCCTATCTCTTCTTGTTGCCGCAAGATTGCCATATATTTTTTGTCTTTCGGCTACTAACTTGTCATATCTTTCGCTAGACTTGTTAAGATCGAATCGTGTTTCTGAAATCTTTTTGAATCTTTCCACTCTAGCTGTTTTATCATCTTTTGATTCATTCTCTGTAACGGGGTGTTCGGCAAGCCATTGTGTCAACGCTGTCAATTCCTCTTGCAGAGATTTCATAAAATCCAATTGTCTATTAATTAGTATTCTATGTTTAAGAAAATCGTCTATCTGGAAAAACTCGCTAAATACTATATCTTCAAATTGACAACATAGGCTACCGTACTCTTCTAGATAGCCAGAAATCTCATCCGGTGTAAATTGAGTTTTTAGAGTTTTGAATAAATGACTTTTCTTAAATTGGTCTCTAAACCAACTAGACTTCTCCATTTCATTTAGACCCGGTGGTGGTGTGGATAATGTTGGATCGGTGTTATTTGAAATAGGGACTTTGGTTGTATTGGTCGGAGCAATTTTTCTAATACATCTTCTGATAGTTTCTGTATTCCATTTATAGCCAAACTCTTGCTCTAGTCTATCCCTTATTTTTTCAGCAGGATAATTTTGAAGATGCATCTCTTCTAATATCTTCATGGCTTCTGGATTTTTTGGTAATTGTTTACTCATTGTATTTCTTTATTATATCAAAAACTTCTTCTCTTAAAGCGGACAAGATTCTTTTACTTAGTTTCTCTCCGCGCATTAACGATTGAAAATGTTCTACCATATGTACAGACAAATTACTTATAATATATGCTTCTAACTCTTTCTTGATACAATAATCTAATGGATCATAGTTCATTGAATTTTCTGATATAGGTTTGCATATATTAGAAACATCTGAATACCCCATAGGTATAGCATTTATAATATTGATCCTATTGGCCGTTCTGTGGGATAGATTTGGGTCTTTTTCTGGCCTGAAGTATTTATCTCTTTTCAAGTTCTTAAGTCTATGAGTGACATGTCTATTCAAGAAATGTTCTAATTCACCCTTGGAAGAATCATAAGATTCTAAAGCTTCCATACATAATTTCCAAACTTCTTGAGATATGTCTTTTGATTCAAAGTAGGCAAAGGTATGTTTGTCTTTTCTTTGTTTAGCTATTTTATCTATTATCGGTGTCGCTAAGTCCATCAACTCTTTTGATACTTGCCCCATTCTTTTCCTCTTCAATCAGTTTATCTAGAAAATCTTCATCAACGGGGTCTTTATGGACAAAATCTTTGACCTTCTTGGCGCAAAGTCTTGCGGTTTCTTTTATTTTCAGATTAAATTTAATTGCCATAACAAACCTTTATACACTAAAGACCTATAACTTATGATATCTAGATACTTTATTTTTGCACCATAAAAGAAAAAAAATCTTATTGAGGGATATAATATTGCATGTTTGAGTCGGTAGAAATAGTTAAAAACACACTTCCTTATTTCCAGCCGTATTCTATAATTACGACGGATTCGGAAACTGGCGAAACATCTGTTCTTGGAGACTATAAGACTAGAAGCAAGGCTTTAAATGCTAAAGTATATTTTGACGATTTAATAAAGCGTGGCGATATAGAAGCTATTAAAAAGAGCATTAAAAGAGAATTAGGCTCAATAAGTAAGCCGATAAACCAATTAGAAAAGAGGATAATGGACCCAAATGGCGACAATCATCAGAAAGATTTTAAGCGGAGAATCATAATTTGATCAACTTGCTGTGTGGTAAATTTGAAGAAATAGATTTTAAAGATCAGAAATTTGATCTAGTTTTTATGGACCCGCCAGATAACGAAAAAAGAAAATACGAAAACTATAATGACGATCTTGAAGAAAAAATGTATAAACTAAGATTGTTTCAATGGATCAAACATGCTTCAGAAATATGTAATGGTCCAGTATTCTTAAGTTTTGCTATGAAATGGACTCATACAGTAGAGTGTATTTTAGCGGTCACAAGAGTTCCTTTAATACAAAGGCTGTATTGGAGATATACGTTCGGACAGGCAAATAAAACAAGATATACTCCATCTGTTAGACCGATATATTGGCTTAACAAAGATACAATCTATCCTGAAAATATTAAAGTGCCATCAGCAAGACAAGAAAAGTACGGTGACAAGAGGGCGGCTACTGGTGGACGATTGCCCGATAATGTGTGGGATTTCAGTAGGATTTGTGGAACCTTCAAAGAAAGAAGAAAATTTCACCCGACCCAACATCCAGAAGCCCTTTTGGAGCGTATAATACTAGGGCATAGTAAGCCGGGCGATTCCATACTAGACCCCTTTTTAGGGTCTGGCACAACGGCTATAGTGTCTAAAAGACTAGAGAGAAATTGCACAGGGATAGATATGAGTCAGTTTTACATAGATAAGATAGAAGGAATTTTAAATGGATAAAAGGGAAGAAATACAGTTGTCATTAGATTGTTGGACCGAAGTTATTAGAACATGCGCTAAAGATAGTGTTAAGAATGCATCAAGAATGAAGGGTGGACTTGATACTCGCGTAGAAGCAACTGGTAAAAAACAAATATTCGATTACGTATCAGAAAAAAGACAAAAAGAAATACAGAACAGGTTATACTATCTTATGCCAGAACACACCATGTTGATAGCTAGTGAACCATGTATTCTGGATGAAGAATGGAATGTGTCAGACTATATAGAGCTATACTATAATCATTACGCCCTAGTTATAGAAAAATTAAGAAAAATAAATGATGAAATGCATAACATGTCTTAAAGACAAAATAGACGATACTGGAAAAATATTATATCAAAAATTGTACGTTTGTGATGATTGCGTACACAAGATATTGACTGTTTATTTGTATACCAATAATTTCAAATGGATATGCGCTAAGTGTGAATCCAATCCAGAGATTAAATGCGAATGGTGCGACCTGAATTGCTTCCTAAAGGAAATTAAATGTTTGTAGAAAAAGAAAGATCGTATATATTTAAGTTCGATGATCTTATAAAATTAGTCACAAAATTCCCTTCGTATTCTGAATCACAACTTAAGACCGATACCATAGAAGATTATTATCTAAATAAAAATCTAAGACTAAGAAAGAAGAATGATAAAATATCTATGGAGCATAAGTCGGATGGAAAGAAGGAAGATGGTAGAGAAGAAGAGAGCGAAAAGATAAGCGAAAATTGGTTCAACTTGCTTAAAGAAAAAGCTATTCTAAAAGTTGTTAAAAAAAGACAGACCATACTTACAGAACCGAATGATTATGTCATCACTTTAGATATAGTCTCTGAACCCATGAGACTACTTATAGTAGAAATAGAGTCATTGAATGGCGGTGATCCTCCGCGTCTAGAAAATTTTATTCCCGTAGATACCAGATTTAGAACCTGCCCATTATCCGCTTGGAATTATTTCAAACGAAAAATAGCTATTTGTGGCGCACCATCAAGCGGTAAAACCAGTACGGCGCAATGGATTACAAATAACATAAATACAGAATTTGGTGGACGCTCGTTTTGTCCAATAGAATATGCTACATCCTACATACAAAAGTATGATAAAATACCAAATATAAATGATCAATATATGATATGGGAGTGTCAAAACTCTAGAGAGAATGACGCACTAGCTAAGTGCGATATGGTTATTTCTGATTCCCCAACATTCCTTTCATATATATATGGTTTAATAACATCCAAAGATATGGACATTAATGACAAGAATATACTATTGAGCAAGTTGTATAAAAGAAGCCTAGAGGGGCTTTGTGAATACGAACAAATATTTTTCTTGCATCTATTAGATTATAAGGAAAATGGGATAAGATACAACAAAGCTGGCGAAGCAAAATATATAAATGATATGATATATAATTTCTTAAGACAGCACGGTATGTACCAAAGCACTTACATGACTTATGAAGATAGGGAATACATTTTATCAGATATATTATACTTAAACGAGATTTAATATGCCGAGATATTCAAAAGAAGACCTAGATAGATTTTTTGATTACAATGTATTCTCACAAAAGAGAATCGTATATATAGGCTCTAGTAGTTCCGATGAAAATAGTGAGGAATCTGGTACAGACTACTTGATGGCAGAGAAGGTTATAAAGGCTATAACATATCTAGACACAGTATCCGAAAAGCCGATCATTATCATAATGAATAATATGGGCGGGGATTGGTGTCACTCTCTAGCTATATACGATGTAATTAAATCCTGTAGATGCCACGTAACCATCATAGCAACAGGATATTGCTGTAGTGCCGGAACGGTAATATTACAAGCAGCAGACCACAGAGTTCTATCCCCAAATTGCACCTTCCTCATACACGATGGCTCCAATGAACTATCTGGTCACGCCCGAAACGTAGAAATATGGGCCACACAATCCGCGCTAGATAGACAAAAGATGTATGAGATATATAGAGAGAAAATGAAGAAGAAAACGCCAAACGTAAGTATCAAGAACATAGAAAGACTTTGTACTATTGACAGATTTTTTAGCCCCCAAGAAGCAATAGAAAAAGGGTTGGCTGATGAAATATTGCAGAACTTTAATTCGTACATAAAAGAATAGGAGAATTTATGAATATCACAGAATATCAGAAATTAGCTAGAAGCACTGCCGTTTATCCAAACATTGATAACAATTTAATGTACCCAACTTTGGGCCTTATGGGAGAGTTTGGTGAAGTTGCCGAGAAACTTAAGAAAGCAATTAGGGACGATAACTATGTGATTACTGACGCCAAGAAAGCAGACATTATCAAAGAAGTGGGCGACGTATATTGGTATATCGGGGCAGTAGCCAGCGAAGCAAAAATAGAATTACAAGAGCTTAATTTCGGTGATCAAAGTTTTTACATAGATCATTGTGATATATATGAATCATTATTTTTCCTGCACGGAACGATTGGTAGTATAATTAATCATTGCAGAAAGATTATGGTGGGTAATACTAAATCGTCCATAGCTAACCTTAAACACAGTCTTGAGTTTCTTGTAGAAGAACTATCTAGATTTTTAAAGAAGATGGATATAGATATGAATGTCGTATTAGAAACTAATATTGCCAAACTCTTAGATAGAAAGAATAGAAATGTACTATCTGGTTCCGGGGATAATCGGTAATGATTAGTTTCGTGGACGGAAATCTGTTCGACAACAAGTACGATATTGTAGTAAATACTATTAATTGTAAAGGCGTTATGGGGAAGGGCGTAGCTCTAGAATTTAAGAAACGCTACCCCAAGATGTACCGAGAATATAGGAAAGCCTGTCTTAGAAACGAAATCAAACCCGGAGATATATGGGTATGGAAACGTGACGATGAATGGGTTGTGAACTTTGCTACAAAAGATCATTGGAGATTTCCTTCCAAATATTCCTATATAGATGACGGACTGGAAAAGCTTAAAGCGTACTTGTCGGACTTCAATGATATATCAATTGGTATTCCGCCACTAGGTTGTGGTAATGGTGGATTGGATTGGAAAATAGTTTCTAAAAAGATGGAAAATCAATTGAATAATTTAAGTTGCAACATAGTTTTATTCAATCCAGCAAGTGTATAAATTCTACATGAAAGAAGAAATTCCAGACCTAATAAAAACGTTCGTAAACTATATTTGGGTATATCTCCCGAAGGATTGGTCTGTTGAACACAAGTATGAGAAATTTAATTTGTATGTAAATATTAGAAGCAAAGATGCTTCTACAAATAGGCCAGTTTCTGTGAGAAGAAAATATTCTGGTGACATAATTAAGAAGTTCAAAGACAATGTTCAAGAACTCGCTTTTGAAGCAGCAAAAGAAATTATAACAGTAATGAATAAAAAAGTTGAATAACAAACTAATTAGCTTCCTTCTTATCAAATGGAAATTTCTCGTCAACGACGCGGCAATACAGTTTGTCTATGAAAAGCAATGCGAGATGGCAGAAAAGTTAAAAGCCCCCAAGCCAGAAGCCCCACTTTCCAACATGTCTAGTCCAATCAAATCAATAGATATGATCAAAAATAGAATAGAAGAAATATGTCCATCTTTTAAATTCAAACTTATAGAATATGAAGATGATATGAAACTAGATTTTGCTAGTTTATATGAATTATATTCCGAGCATAATATTATACAAATAAACAAAATAAACAAGTGTATAAACATTATGTGATAAAGAGATTTTACAATCTATGGTCTAGGTTTATAACATTCGTTGGAGATATAAAATTCTACGGATGGAAACACCCTCTTTTCTTCGTTATCAACACGCCAGTAGACAAAATACAAGGCAAGCATTATAGAGAGATAGCAAAGGTAATTAAGCCCGGTGACGTTCTTCTTTCTAGATCAGACCATTATTTGTCCACACATCTAATACCCGGATACTGGACTCATGCGGGATTCTATTTTGGTGGAGAGCAAGAAAGAGTCATACACGCGGTTAGCCAAGGAATAGTGATAGAAGATATAATAAACTTCTTGAAGACAGACCATGTAGCTATACTAAGGCCAGACCAGAAATATGTTGATCGTGCCTTGGGGTTAGCTAAGAATATGATAAATCAGGAATACGATTTCTTGTTTGATTTTGATGATTCTACCAGATTGAGTTGCACAGAGTTGATTTTCTGTTGCTACCCATCTCTAATAAAAACATCTAAGAAATTCGGAAAGCCAACTGTAGTTGGGGATGATATATTTAATTCAGAAAGCTTTCAGGTAGTTTGGAATTCTAATCAAGATAAGGCTTAACACTCTTCTTTTGTATCCTTTTAAAGCTTATACCGCCCTTTTCCGTATCGACAATCTGGAATACACCCTTGCCACAAACATGAGCCGCTGTGACTTCTGCGCTAGCACCAACCGAGTTCTTCCAAGCTTCTCCGGGCAATAGAACAACGCTTCTACACTTATTGACAACGGCATCTAAATCCAGCCTCATACATTGCTCATAAGACATATTAGAATCTTCATTCTCTGCCGGATTCCACACTCTATAGCCAGCTTTCCTCAATTTACTAGCATACAGTCGAAAGGCGGGGAAATTACTATCCACAAACCCCTTCATTGGTCCTGCCAAGTACACATCGTACTTGCGTTCTAGGAATGGGAATATAGTGAAGAAAATCCATTTAATATCGTTAACTATTTTCATTATAAACATCACCATTTTTCTCTATCATCTTATCTTCATACGGACTTGCGACTCGTCTGTATAACTCTAGTTTAACACACTCTAGCACACCAATAATTTTGTTGATATTACTATAACTAATCTTATTCCGTTGTAACAAATCGTTTATAATCATAGATATAGCATAATTAAAAACGCCGGGATGAAAATTGCCAGCATCATCTGTGCAGCCAGAGCCATTAATTAAATTGACCAATTCTTTTATTGCTTCATTTAACGCTTCGGTTCTATGGTCTTGTGCTATATATGGCATTATACCGACTCCATTATAAAGTTCTTTAATACAGTATCGCACATGCTAAATACGCGACCATGATCTAGATTCTCGTCACAAATAGATTCTAGATAATGAACCACGGCAAAGTAATGTCCCTGATTAATTAGATCATTTAACTCTGATTGTTGAATACAACTTAGCATACGACCATTAACCAAATAAATAAACGGTTCCCTCTTTTCTTGCTCGACCGAAAAGTACAGGTGCTTTCCGCCTTGTTTTCCTAAATTAAACTTGAGTTTCATATCTTATCTCCGTCTTATCATTTGTAGGAATATTATTGTTGGATATATAAATAAAGCCAATAATATTGAAGAAAAGAAAAATACTGATATTGCGAACATCATATAATATAACCTATTTGTCTGAATGCCTGATGATATAAACTATGAATATGACAACAGGTATCATACATATCGCTATACCAATTCCAATACCTAACAATACATTAAGCATTATGACCGTCCATTTGTGGTTCATTTGTTCTTGTTGGTGTCGGTGAAGAGTTAATAGCTTCGTCTATAGCATCTCTTACTGTCTTTAGCGGGCCGTGGCCTGTTAAAGCAACGCACTCATATTCCGAAGTTTGATGTAATCGCCAACCCCTACCAGTAGTTGACTGTCGAAACACACAAGTCTTTCCTTTATTCTGTCTCTCTAGAAATTCTATTCTATCTGTATCTGTTATTTTACTCATACTTCATCCATTACAAAACCGTCCATAGATACGCCTCTTATGCCGACACAAGATGGCTTTTCTACTTTTTCAATTTTACCACTATATAACTTTTGTAGTTCTTCTAGTCTAAACTTTGTATTGTCAACTATCTTCTTTATAAACAACGAATCTTCTTTATTGTTCAAGGCCATAGATAAGGTAGATATATTGTGCAATACATCATTAAAAGATAGCCAGAAATTATCTCTTGGGATATAACTGGCATTAAAAAGAAACTCTGGCTTATGACTTCTATCTTCCATTATTTCTTTCCACTAATTTGTATACCTACAGAACCTTCTATAACAGAGTCTCGCAAAAGTTCCGATTGGGTTGATGATCGTAGACCTGAAACTTCGAACCATTCTGGTCTATTACGTTGTGGTCTACCCTTGCCAAAGCTAAGACGAACCTTATCACCGGCTTCATTAACTTCTTTGACAGTTGCGATGAGACCTTGGACAGCTTCACAAACCGAACAACTAATTACTGTTACAACATCACCTTTTTGCATATAAATAATCCTTTATGATATGTCTTTGACTTCTTTCAACTTCTCAACGATCAATCTACAAATCTTGTTCTTCTTGGTTTTGTCTATTACAAATGTACCAGTCTTTTTATCTTCCTTACTTGCTCTACACAAGAAATCTAACTCTTGTACTAAATCTGTTACTTCTTGCATTAGGCTATCACAAATATGTTCATTCTTTTCCATAACAATCCTTAATCTGGAACAATAAGCTTCAGGTTTGGCTTAACCAAAGTTGATTCATTAAACACATTATTGTAAATCTTATCCCAATGTTCATTCTCAACATCTACAAGGCCAAATGATATAACCTTATTCAAGCAGAGAAATTCTTGATCTTGCTGACAGCAGGCAAACATAGGATTAAGTTGTTTTGGCTGAACAGCCACAAACCCCGGCTTAGCTTGATTGTTGTTACTAATAAGCATTATACATCTATTAATTTTCAAACATGCGTTAGGGTGTTTAGACATGAGAGAGTTCAGGGTTTCTCCTGATACATCCAACTCGTAAAAAGCCGTTCCGTTCGTCAAGTCTATTCTGTACCAATTCATTCGTTTGTTTCCTTTCTATCTATTATACGTTTTCCGCGTAGGTTTTTCCTTTTATTTTTCAAGATTCCAAAGCTTCTCCGAGCCTGTTAAGTTCTTCACCGTAGGTTGGTCCGGTATAAGTTCCGCCGTGAACCATATGAAGTCCAAAAACACTTTTATATTCAGAACTATCAATAACTTCATGCACTTTTTCGTATAACTCTCTCGCTCTACACTCTATATTTATTTCTCTATTTATCTTTTCTTCTGATTGAAGTTCTGTTATACATACGTTACTATCTAACGTAACTAGAATATCGTTATTCAATCTAAAAACAACGCCCTGTTGAAAATCCAATATAAAACATTTATCATGATCGTATGGCCCTCCGTGAACTTCTATTTTCATGAACAATCTGTCATTATGCCAAAAACAATCCCCTATTTTAAGGTCTTGGATCATCATCTCATTATGTTTATGAGGTACTAATACTTTCATGGCCACTCTCCGTAATATAAACCGCCCATACCCGTTTCCTTGTTAGTCACTTCACATGCGTTTAAGTTAAACTTGTCTGATAGAAGTTTAGCTATTGAAAAATAGTCGGAGCCAGCTACCTTACTGTCATAAAGAAAGTCTCTATAACAATAAGCTAAAACAAAATCCGAAATATCGCTCATTTCTTTAGGATTTTCTACAGGAACCCAACATCTAATAACATACCAGTAGTATTCGAACTTAATCATACGTTCATATATTTGCATAAAAATCTCCGGTTGTTACGCTTATGTTTTGGGTCTCGTCTTTTAGTCTCTCTTTTAGAGTATCGGATATAATTTTGGATATAGCTTCCTTTATGTATTCCTTACTTGAAAAGAAATCATAGAACTTATCTTGTAAATCTAATATAAGTTTGACTTCTAGTTTCATTTCAGAAACTCCATAATAGCCTTATCCGTCCATCCCTTATATGGATTCCACATTTCTGAAT